CTACGATAGTGCAAAGGAAAAGCATCCGGCGCTGGCTCGACAAGTGGCTGTGTGTCGTTATTCATTTTAAGCCTTTCTGAGTCTGGTAGCAAAGTCTGAAGAAGACATTTCTTCAAATTCCAGGCTTCTCCCTATGGGACTGAGCAGAATACGTGACGTCACTTTCTCATGGGGTTCGCAGGTCACTTGCACGTCAGTGATATAGCATTTGTGCCAGCCCGGTATCTTGGCCTCAACTGGTGTCTCTGCTTCAAATGCCTCATAGACTTCCTGCTCAGTCATGCGCCCTCCACCCGTGGCTCGGGCGGGTAGTCGCGCTGCACCTGCTCGAGGTAGCGATGGATGTTCTCGCGTATCTCCTGCTTGACTTCTTCCGGCACGCGGTTGTAGATGTCTATACCTGCATCATCCACAATCGGGGGGATATAGGTGATCTTGGCCCTTTCTGGGGGCAGGATAGGCGCGGGTTCGATCGTTGGGTAGATTCCGGGATTGAAGATTATTTCCATTCATTTACCTCCTTTTTTCAATCATTATACCAGATCAGGGCGTAGGTGGTACCGGGACGCTTTGCGTTGCCCGGTCTGCGGTGGCTATAGCGGGTATCTCAGCTTGTGTCGACCACGCCATCATTGACTTGGGATCAGGCGGTGTGTAGGGTGGCATGAACTGTACTTGTGGCTGTACCGTTGTCGTTGTAGCGAGAGCACCAGGGGCAAGCTGTACCGGTGTTGAGTCTGGTGATGGGTTGCCGCCGATGTTGGCAAGCGTTTGCAGGCTGTTTTGCACCTGCGTCGATGGGTGTGTATGCGCCTGAAACACCGCAGGCAAGATCGTATTCGTCAACTGCGCAATGAGTTGCTGTAGGCTTGCTTGCTGGTCGCTGAGTTGTTGCTGTTGCGCAGGCGAGGGTGCTTTTGCCGCCACATTTATCCCAAAGATGCCAGCGACGACGATCAAGAAGTTCAGCGCTTCGATATAATTGATTTTACCGATGACGAGCAGCACCGTCATGGCGGCGAGAATGGCAACGCTCAAGACGAGCAGGCCGATTTCGGCAAGTGGATTGTTATTAGACATGCTATAATTCTCCTATGAAGAATGAGAACGAACAAGAACGAAATGAACATTTCGAGAACTTTGCCAGGCTCCTCTGGCAAGAACTTCAAACCGCTCTGCATGATCTGGTTCGTGAACCTGAAGAAATCATCGCGCAGCGCGCCTACGATCTGGTGTACCATGCACTCGGCTCTGAGCGCACTGAGATGATATACTGGTCAATCCCGAAAGTCATCCAATACATTCCAGACCTGAAAGAATGGACTACAACGCCGTCGCTGCCACCATTTTCTGAGCGAGATCGTTAGCGGTAGTCAGCTTGTTCGCGTACACCTCGATACGCGGGTCAGGTGCCGGCGGCCCAAGCGCAACAGCCGCCGCCAGGTCTGCTTTCAGTTGCGCGATATCTGCGGCGTACTTCTGCACTTGTGCTCTGGCAAAGGCTAGTTCCCGCCCAACATATTCAAAGATCACACCTCTTTGCACCGTGTACCCGAGCATCGACCATTCAAAGAGTTGCTGTGTACCATGGCCAAGGCTTATATTGGATGCTTCTAGTTGTGCCGTGCCGAACTCTGCGCCTACCGGGATATTCCTTGGATCCCAGTTGTGAGACAGCACATAATCACGGAAGCCATGCACGACCTTGACGCCGTTAGGCGCGGTCAGTGTCGTGCCATCGTCGTGCCAGTTGGCGGGTACTCCCATCGTTGTTGTACCTCCTTGTAAGTAGGTCCATAATTCCTGCCACGGGTAATTGCCTGGACAATGCGCCCGGTTGATCGGGTCAATATCCATATGCCCAATGATGCCGCCTAGTCCATCGTTTGTAGCACGTCGCTTCGGAATGTTATGGCGCTCGCAAATGTGTTGAATGAGCCTGAAACTAGCGGCCTTTTGTGCAGCCGTTAGGGGCGTTGAATTATCCGAAGTGGGATCAACATGTTCTATAGAAACAGACATGGTATTAAGGTTTGTAGTACCTCCGCCTCCCACATGTAGCGGATTGTATTGTGTCAAAAACGAAGCGTATCCATCTTCCACGCAACAATTCCCCGCAGCTCCGTCTTTCTCCAAGACCGCCTGGGCTATGACGCCGTCCTGGCCCACGATATAATGAGTGCTTGCCCTGTTTGGATCGTTGGCAAAGAACGTGGCAATGTTTTGTGCTGAGCCGCCTGATGCTGTCTTGTGGATCACGAGGAACGTGTGATCATTGGCATCAATGAATGTACGTTGCTCGTCCACGAGCATAAGGATTGCGCCGGGTTCGTCTGGTGTCGCCATATTGCCTCCTTACGAGTATACAAACCAATGTGCCTAAAAACGCCAGAGCGGATAGCCCGCTCCACAGAACGCTGTAGAGGAATACCATGGTGTCTCCTTTCTTCTAGGGTTCCGAAACGACGAGCAAAACCTGGGAATCCATTGCGACCGGCCCAGACGTGAGTGTCACGACCGGGTACGCATTATAGCGCCCTGGCTTGCCCAATGGATTAGTGCTCAAGAGATCCTGGGCACTCGGCGTAAAAAACGCCACACCCGCCGACCCATCGCCCTGTAAAGCATATGTGCCCGTACAAATGTATAACGCATAACCGTTGTTGACATCCTGTAGATGGAACTTGATAGCGCTCCCCGCGACACCGACCAGTGAGAAAAGCGCGCTATCGGTAGTGAAGTCATGTTCCTGTGTGCGACCGTCTCCTGCTGCCATAGGGGATATGGGCATATTATCCTCCTCTCGTTTTCCAGGTTACTTTCTCGTCTCTTGTTTTCCAGGCTGCTTTCTCGTCACGTGTTGCCCACGACGCCCGGCTATCGCGTGTTTTCCACGAGGTCTTCATATCCCTGGTTTTCCAGGTCGTTTTCATGTCGCGTGTCACCCACACGATCTTCATGCCCGATGCTGTGAGAACGGGTATACTTATAGTCCCTGTAAGCGTGCCCGCCCCTGCGCAGGTGAGGAACAGCGCAACCCGTAAGGTAAGGACACCTGAAAGCGTGCCTACTCCTGTAAGGCTGCTCGACAATGCCGTCGAGAAAGCAAGCGTTCCTGAAAGCGTGCCTACTCCTATAACGGTCGTAGAGAGCGCAGTACTGAGTGACATGGTAGCGCTGAGCGTCCCTACTCCAGCTATCGTGACTGAGAGCGCGACGTTGTTCCCCGCCGAAAGTGTGCCATTCAGCGTCCCCACGCCCGCGAACGTGCATGTCAGGGCTGTCGAGAGTGAGAGCGTTCCATTCAGTGTGCCAACCCCCGCGAGCGTCGTTGAGAGAGCGGTAGTAAGGGTGAGCGTTCCCGTAAGTGTACCGACACCCGCCATCGTTGTCGCAAGGGCTGTACTCTCTGAGAGCGTTCCTGAGAGTGTTCCCACGCCTGGCAGTGTGATAGACGGCAACGTGAGATTTGCCGAGAGCGTGCCCGTAAGCGTACCGACCCCTGGTATGGTGACTGAGAGATTTGTCGCAAGCGAGAATGTCCCTGAAAGCGCGCCCACACCTGGCAACGTCACAGCTACTGCCGTGCGTGTGATAGGCGTAATGAGCGTTGATGCGAGGCCGCGTGCGATGTATTTCGTTACCAGTGTAGACGCTAGACCGCGCCCGACGTACCACAGCGCGGCCTGGGTGACAAGCGTGCTATCAATGCCGCGCCCGGTATATAGCGTCTCGTGGGGGACATAGGGCACGATGGAAACGGTATCATTGGCCGAGAAACTATCAAATTGGCAGGTGTTCGTTGTCGAGGTTGGTGTGCCTACGATGCCAAATCTACCAGCAGCCGTGATGCCGCTATCAGTTGCCGTCATCATCCAGCCAGCAGGTTCACTACTACCATCGGCCCATATATTTGCAGATAATGTGTTGCCTACAATGCGGAAGCGCATCCAATACAGCGTGCCGACCGAGTAGGTGAAGCTGACAGCAGTACCTACCGTCGTGAAAGTGGATGCCAGGTCGCGCCTGAAGGTGATCGTCTGGCTGGTATTCCCCACAACGCAGCTATAGAAGTTATTGCTATCAATAACACGAAGTGCGATCCCCGCGAGATCGGTCAGGGTCGATACCTGAAAGCGTACTAAGCCTTCGGCATCAGCATATATGTTGGTGCCAAGCGCCATGACGCCGGTCGTCGAGTTGACGAAGGTCATTTTGCCTGTGTTCGTGGCGATGGCAAGCGTCTGGGTGCCACGAAGTTGCACCCACACCTGGGTATCTGAAGCTGTCCCCCAGCCTGATTGGTCGGGCCGGACAAAGGTATCAGAGCCGATTATCGCCATATGTTTTACTCTTCAGTGAAGACGAAGGAGTAGTCCACCGACCCCGCCGAGGCAAAGGCCACCGCGTTCAGGTTGAGTGCTAATTGTTGTGCCACACCGCGCAATGTACCCGACTGGCCTAGTTGGCTGAAGTCAATAACCAATACAGTCGGGTTGCCACTAGCAGCAATCTGGTAGAGGTATTTCGCTTGCCAGATCGTACCAACCGGCGTGCCTAGTGTGGGGTTGGCTGTGTAGGCAGCCAGGACAGCCGTTGCGGCCGCATTGTTACTATCAAGAGGGATGATAGTAGGTGCTGAACTAGTTCCAAGGGTATCTGCCGTCGAACGCTTCACAATCGACACCGAGCCGTTGATAGCTGCTGTCAGGATAGTACCTGAGAAGACAACGCGAATGAGCTTGACGAGTTTAGTTGCCGACCCGATGATGGTTACAAGGTCAGTTGCGCCCGTCACAGGCACGACCGTACCAGAAGCCACATAGGTCGCCTTGGTATTCGGTGTAAGCTCTGCCCTGAGCGGGGCCGAGTCGTCACCCGCAGCATCGGTGAATACCGCGCCGCCTTGTATGGCCTTGAGCGCAGTAACGCCAGGCACCTTGACGCTGCCCGTTGGGATACCGGTCGCATCAAGCTGTGAGTTACCTGTTAAATTTGCCATAGGATGTACCCTTTCTTACGTTAATCTTCAGTGACCACGAGCGCACCAATGGCGAATGATGCTATAACCCCCGTATTTATGACCTGCGAGGTGATGTTATTCCAGTAGAGCAGGTTGCCAGAGTTCAGCGTCACGAGATCGAAGATGCCAATAGCAACTATGGTCCCCCAGTTCGCGGTGGGCGTCGGGAATGTCAGTATGCCGTTATTGCTGATCTGGTGCGGCGCGGTACCGCCAGTGATGGCTGACCATGCAGTTGATCGCGCCATCAAGACCCGCGCATAGGAGCCGCCCGACACCTCAACGTAGCCTGTGCCATCATCGGCGGGCGCGGTCGTGAACAGCGCCACGTACACGTTTGTAGTAGGTGCAACAAACGTCGTACCCTTGAGCCAGTTGAGCACCTGGTCTTCAAGATAAGTCGCTTTACCAGCCATGTCTTGTTCCTTTCTATGGTTTGGTCACAACGATAATAGCAATAATGATGCTGGCAATAGCGATCACGGCCATGATCACGCTCATGATGGTTGCCAGGTTGCCACGTATATCAGTACCACCGGCGCGAGACGTCTCGACCTGTTCGACGTTGCCCTGTTTCTTCGCCTCAATGGCAACGATACGGACTTTTAAGTCATCGATTTTGTCATCCGATGCCTTGGTGGAGGTTGCCAGTAGTGTTTCTACCGCCTTGATGCGCTCAATGGTCGCCGTCTCCGATTTAGTGATACTCTTCTCGGACGCGGCGGTTTGCGCCGCTACCGCTTCCTTTTGAGCGGCCAGCGCCGCGTCGAGTGCGTCTTTCGTGTCCTTCTTCTGTTCAGCCCTCCGCTCGTCAAGCATCCTGAGCATCGTCTCGATCTTCGCTATCTTCTCATCGAACAGTTCCTGCTGGTGTTCCATCTCCGACTTGATCAGGTTGCGTATCATGGCTTCCAGCCGTTCGGAAGCCGCTGTCGTCAATACGGTCGGGTCTGGAATTGGGCGAATATCCTGCGAACCGTCCATCGCGTTCCCTCCTTAATGCACAATCGTGCTGACGGCAAACCAGAGCAGGCAGCCCGCAATCGCGCAAATGATCAGCCCAACGATGCACGCCCGTATTGGAAACGATGTTCTTTTCATAGCGTTATGTCCTTTGATAGAGCTTGGTCCAATCGCCCAAATCTGCTGGACTACTTGAGGCTTCAATTTGGTACCAGGGCTGCTGTACCATACTGCCTGTCGGCCCTTCGGTCGTCAGCGTCGTGTGTATTTGCCTGATCAGGAATTGCCCGTTGGTAATGTTGTGCGCGGGCAAGAAGACACTGAGCAGTTGCCCCGGAGCTAACCCAAAGCGCCTGGTCGTGGCTTTGAGCAAACGCCCGCGCACGCTATACTGGTTCAGTCGATCCTGCGCCAGCGCATCACCTTGCGCTTTGGTGAGTCCCGTCCCGTCCTCCACCATGACCACGATACCGGATGTGCCTTCTTTGGCTGCCAGCGCCGCCTGCTCTGTCAGGTTATCGGCCTGTGAATACGTCAGGAATTGCCCTGGCCCTGAGAAGTTCAAGGTGGCCGTCAGGTCATAGACCGGCCCGCTTGCGTCTTCTGTGATCGTATTGTCCCCAACCGCGTAGTAGAACTGTTTGCCGGTATCGACATTCTTGACACCTACTGTAGCCTTCACGCCGCCTACCAGGATAGTAGGAGCGCCCGCCCATTGATTGCCGAATACCCAGGATGTTGAAACGCCGTCTCCTTTGCGCGTCTCGTTGATCGTGACGGGGGCCAGCACATTCTCAATGATTTGCCGGTTGCGGTACAGGTCGCTCGAATCCTCTACGGTGATATTGGCGTCCATGAAATCGCCCTGTGGAATTCCTGTAACCGGTGATCCACCGTCTGAAGCTACCCAGGGCGCGGGGACGGCATTCGACGGTAAGAAATACGGTGCCTTGTTCTTGTCGAAGTACCACCAGTACCCCGAGCGCTTCGCCAGGTCGTCATTATTCTTGTCGATATAGTTGTGGTAGTAGTTCGTCTGTGGGACGAGCACGCCTGCTGCAATGGTATTGCCAAACACGCAGAGCGTCACATCGAGCACCTGTGGTGTTACCGTGGGATCGGTGGTTGCCAGGCGTTGGCGGGTATAGAGGTTTTTGGCGGTCACATCATCACCGTAGGGCGCAACGCGCAACGATTGCGCCTGAACCTTGTTCGCCGCCACTTGCCCCGCCAGTAAACCAGCCTTGCCTGCGGCTGTAACACTGGCATCAGTCACCGAGTGGATTTGTATGCCATCCATGAATGATTTGATGGTCGTTCCCTGACAGTCCAGCCTGAAGCGGTGATACGTGCCACGGATGAAATTGATAGCGGTTGGCCCCGCTATCGTCGAGACAACGCCGGCCACGATCTTGCGCAACACGAGCGTGTTTGAGCCGGAGGATGCGGCGCTATCATGCACGCTTAAAAAGTACGCATTACTTGCATCCACCATGCGCGCCACGATAGCGCCATCGTCGCTATAGTTGAAATCAGCCTCCACAAGCATATCCGCGTAGGTCATGAAGCCAGGATATTGCAGCACGCCATCGATACCGGATGTTTGCACGCCGACGAGTTGCTTATTCGCTGTATCCCATGTCCAGGCAGCGACCGCGCCGCCCGTGAGGAAGGTTGAAAGATAGTCAGTCTGCGCGCCGGTTCCTGAGATCGTGACGCTATCAAATGTCGATGTGTTCAGCACCGCATTATTGTGCGCGCACACCGTTAAGCCAAGAAGGAAGGGACCGGTGAGATTGGTCATCGTGATTGTTGAGCCAGCAATCAGTGTCCAGGTGATACCATCCGGTGAGGTATACGCGCTCCAACTCGTTCCTGTGTTCGCAATCTTCAGATATACCGGTACTGCCTGCGTGATTGGAGTGATAGCGCTCCCGCTGCCGCCTGCAACAGTGCGATATTCCACGTTGACCGTTCCAGCTGGTTCACAGAAGCAATGATAATAGACGGAACCAGTAGTCGTATCCTGGCGCGCCATTAATCCTGCTTTAGCGGCTGACGCCGTATTTTGCTCGGTAACTACCCGCGTGGTCAGTACACTGTTGCCTGAAACCGCCTGGTAATCATAGTGAAATGCATCGGGAGGCGAGAAAATATCCGCGCCGGAGCCTTTGATAGTCCAGGTTGGCATCGTAAGCGAAGCGCTTCCAGCAAGTCCGACCGCGCCAATATCCCTGTCAGTCCAATCAGTGATTGAGCCAAATGCATCGAACCACGGCCCGGGCTGCGTCTTCATGAGTGACGCCGGTAACGGCTGCCCGTTGAGCGCCGACACATCAGTCCAGGTCGTGCCATCCGGGCCCGCATCTATACCGAGCGTCGTACCTGCGGGCAGGTTCGCATTCCAGGACAGCACATTGGAACCCATACGCCCGACAGGGGCAAGGGAGAGCACAGGCGTTATACGATTGCCCGATACCGTTACCTGGCTTACTGCCCACATTGATAGCGCTTGCAAAACTGGTGTGACCGACGCATTTAGCGTGGTAAAAGTGAAACGCAACTGCACACTGATACCGACCGTGCTCGTGCCAGGCGGCAAGTTACCGATCTGCCCGCCCTGCGCTACTACTTGCCAGGTAGAACCGCCATTGATCGTACTTTCACAGATGAGCGAACCGCCATTGGGCACAACTGAATTCCAGAAGACCGCGCTCTGGCCGATGGTGGTAAGCGCGTTGAGCGATACCGCCGGCGAAATCCAGGTTCCGCTCAAAGCATTCACGATGCCGAAGTTCTCGAAGAGGCCACTTTGTGTTGAACCAGAATTGTTATAGAACCTCAAGCCGAGGTTGCCAGTCGCCGCATACGTCGCGTCGGTTGCGTTGATGTAGAGCACGTCATCGATGTAGACCTGGTGATTACTACCATTGACGATGATCTTGAGCGTATACCAGTTGCCAGCGGTCAGCGTCACCGCCGGGTTTGCGATGAGGGTAGATGTAGAGGCCCCGCCATTGGTCGCGCGATAGAGGATAGGGCCATTGGTCGTAAGTCCGGCATAATAGGCATACGTGTCGTTGCCGTTGACCCACCCGGTTGTGCGGTACACGATGCCGCTATTGCCGACGGCTAGCGCAACCACCTGTACCAGCACTTGCGCCGTAAAATTCTGGAAGCTGTCTGAACCTGCTGGACCATAACTCAGAAACCTGGCTTTTACATCGGTTCCGGTTCCGGTCGTCAGCTTGCATTGGCGCTTGAAGTTCGTCTTTGCTGGCGATGCTGTACCCCATAGTTGTAAGTTAGCGGTCCCGTTTGCGCCATTTGCTCCAAGAAAATTGAAGAACATACCGGTCAGTGTCACATTACCGTTAGGAGTGCCAGGAATAGAGTCGTCTGGAACATACGCCCAATTGAGCGTGTTGACATTGGTTCCAGTGTTGAAGTTGGCGGTCGTGTCATACGTTGTGAGCGAATTCACGGTACCCGCAACATACGCGGTGGTGACCGTTGTGGTAAGGAGCGAGCAAGCAGGAGTAATCTCCGGCGTAGTGCCTGTAATAGCTAGTTGGATTTGCGTGTACATGCTCCTGCCGGTCACATTGAAACCGGCTTCAAGCGTTGAAATAGGCGCATTGAATGAAGCCGGTTGGAAGGTTGCCTGACCGTCTAGCGACGTTGAAATCGTGAGAGTCGTCCCCGCTGGCACAAGGGGCGTATTGCCTGATTGCGAACCCGGCGTGATGCCAGCAGGAATGACAGAAGCCCAGGCCACAAGTGACGAGTTGACGACTTTGACCGCATCGATGCTGATGGCTGGTGATATGCGGCTTCCTGTCTGATCGTAAGCGGTCACTTGCTGAACCTGGACGTTGCTATAGCCTTGATTGGATACCTGGCTATTCGCGTTGAGCGTTGCGTTTTGGGGATCATACGGGTGAACCGTTGAGTCATAAAAGGTGATGAGAACTGTCACGCCACCAACATCAACATACTTGATGTTGCGAAAATACGCCTGGTAATTGCCGACGCTATCGCTTTCAAAACTCAATTGAACGAAGGCGATTGTTTTACCAGCCAGCGCTGAAACATCAATAGTGCGATGATACCATTGATCGGTCGCAAAACCGGAAAGGTCAGCGCTTGGATGTGCTTTGATGCCAAATTGATCGACGATGCCTTGCGAATTAAAGTCGCGTAAGGTCGAGCCATCAGTACACACAAAATCAACCGCTGCTTGTTGTGCTGCGCTGGTTGACGAAATCCAGACATCATATTGAAATGTTTGCCCGCTCGCTATAGCTTGTGAACCGCTCCAAATCTTCCAATACAGGAATGCATTGTTCCCTGAAATCGCACATGTTCCATTTAATTTAATGACGTTGTATGCTTTCAGGTTGAGTTGGTTATTGTGCGCATCAACCTGGGAGAGCGTTCCAGCGGCAAACAGCGCGGTCGTATTGTCGGTCTGCGTGACGTTGGCTCCAGCCGGGGTGAGCTCCAGGTCACCATCGGTCACATTGGAGGTCGCACTTACACCGGTGAGTGTCCCTGCTGAAAAGTCTGTCTGCGTGGTATCACGTCGTACCGCGTATTTGGCGGTGATACCCTCACTATTGAGCGTGTTGAGCATCAGGCAGAACATCGCCCCGGCCAGGATGTTCGTGGCTTCCGGCCCATCATAGGTGCGTTTCTCAGCCAGGTAGTGATTATCCCTGGCCCCGATATCGGTAATAATGAGCGTGTTGGGTGATACCCGGTCTTCTATAGCCGCTGAGACAAAGCCGGTGTAACTGAGCCCGGTGACTGAATCAGTGACAGAAACGGGTTGGCCTTTGCTGAAATGGCTGGTGCCTGCGTCATCGCGTACTTTAAAGGCAAGGGTAGAAACCGCGTTGATAGAGTCATCTTCCTGGAATGAGCCTTCCTTCACCTGCACAGGGACGCTATTAATGGCAACGCTTAAAGTACCCATTACGCAGCCCTGCCTCTCGCGCCGAGCTTGAGCCGCACAGTCCGGTCTGTGCCTGTGTTCACGATCTTTGCGAGCTGCACGCTATCTACCTCGAAGATGATCGTCTGCCCGCCGTAGCCGCCTGCACTGGCATGTGCCGGGATCACGCTCTCGCCTGCGTGTACCACCGCAATGCCGGTCGATTGAATGTAGCCGCCCGAGGCCAGATAAGGTATTTGCGGAATATTCGGGTGAATATGGATAGGCCCGAGATCGATACCGATAGAATCGATACCGCCAATGAAGCCGTTGATCATGCCAATTATCCAGTTGATGGCCTGCCGGATATCCCCGACGATCCCGTTCCACACCCCGGATATGAGCGAACCCAATCCTGAAAATGCGCCGCCTATGCCTGAAATGATGCCTTGAATGAATGAACCGAACTGCGAGAATGCAGCGCCGGCAAGCTGAAATACCAGACGCCAGGCCGAGAGCCAGATAGCAATCCGGGTGCCAATCCAGTCAAACATAGCGCCTATGGCTGCCCCTACCGCATGCGCAACCCCGCCAAGCCAACTGAACGCAGACCCTATCGCTGAAGTCACGACATGTGCAACCCCACCGAGCCAGGAGAACCAGCTTCCTATCGTGGTTGAAACGGTTTTCCACACATCGCCCAACCACTTCGTGATTTGCCCCCAATGCTGGATTGCTAGAATGATACCGAACACGACCGCAGCCACAATCGCCCCGATAAGCAAAATAGGCCACGTAGCCGCTAGCGTTGCCGCCGCCGCCGCCCAGGCTGCTATAGCCCAGGCGATAAACGCCTGAACCAGGAATATGCCTATAACGATAGCCGCCCCGAGCAGGACGGCTTTCAATCCGGCCATTGCCAGTTCGTTCTGCTTGAAGAACTGGATCACGGCTACGCCCGCCGCAACGACCTTCAGGAAGCCAGGAATGAGCGTACCTGTGAGAAAACTGGCAAACGAGGTTATAGCGGGTAGTCCATTCTTAGCGAACCAGTTCATGAACTGTGTCAGAATGGGCATGACCGCCGTCCCGATCTTGATCCGCAAATCTTCGAAGGTGTTTTTCAGAATCTGCAATGCACCAGGGAATGTCTTACCGGCAGCTACAGCGCTTCCCCCAAATTCCTTATTGAGTTCTTGCAGGATCACGGCCTGCGCCTTGCCCTGCTGGCCTGATGCCATGAAGTTCTTGATCATTTCTTTTTGCGTGGCACTGAACGTGACGCCAATCCTTGAAAGATTGGTCAGTCCTGCAATCGGGTCGTTGAGCGCTTTACCCACCTGGATCGTGCTCGTCTGTAAGTCTTGATGCATACCCGTCGAAAGATCAAGCACGGCTTGTGTGGCCTGCGGAAAGATATTCTTGCCGATATTAGTGAAGGTGAGTAGCATGTTTTCACCGCTCTGCACGGTATCATGAGAAAACATGGTCGTTTGAGAGAAAGCGTCGGCAAGGTCATTCAGTGAGGTCGCCGTCATGCCTGAAACATCATGCGTCGACTTCAAGACCTGGTTAGTCTGTGCTGCAACGAGTTGGTGGGCCTCTGTGACCTTCACCACCTCTTCTGTCTGGTCTTTGAGGAACCCGAGCGCGCCTCCGACCGTCATAATGCCCGCATCGATGGCGGCAAATTCAAGGCCGCGCTCAAGTAGATGCTTAAAGCCGCCCGAGGTATGCTCAGCAGCATCACCTGACTTCTTCAGGCTACCAGAGATGGTTTCACCAGACTTTTTCGCGCTCTCTCCGACCGAGGACATGTCGGATTTGACCGATTTGACGTTAGAAGCCAAATTGGAGATATCGGCGCGATATTTGACAAGAAGATCACCGACTACCGTACTCATGTTTGTCTGTTTCTCTCGGCCTCTACTTCTGCTTTCGCTTCTGCTCTGGCCTTTACTATCTCCGCTTCATGGTCCTCTTTTTCCAACTGATAGAAAACGACCCACTCGTGAAACTCAGTCGCAGTCATGCGCTCGAAGAATTCATCGAGGGTAAGGCCACTGCCGGCGGCTCCGAGTTCACGGTAGAGGAAGAGTTGGAATCGGGCAATTGGGCTGCGGCTAACTTTTTTTTAGCCTCGGCTAAGAGGTCTACCCCGATATTGGACGCCTCGGACGCCAGGTCAGAGAGCGGCTTCAAGGCAGCCAGGCCGAAGTCGGCCACGGTATCAATATCCGTATCGCTGAACAGGCGTTCTTTGGTATCGAGCATAATCAACGACCTGGCAACGACCGCTGCCATCATGAGTATTTCGTCAGTGCCATCGGGTGTATCAGACAGCCTCTCGCACCATTTCAACTCGGTCGCTCTGAGTTCTAACATGGAAAGCTCGCCGTCCAGTTCCTCTACCCCTGGAATAGAGAAGATGACCGGCTTTTCTTGCAATTTGCGTTGAAACAGTAAGGCCCGCGCCTCTAACGCTGAATGTGCCATATCGTTCCTTTCTAAGAATTAAAGAACTCGTCGGTGAGCAGGAATACCAAATCCTGCGTCACCACCTTGCCCACATCGTCTTTGATGTTGCAATCGGATGCATAGCAAAAGCCCTCATAGCGGTTGCCCGGCGGTGTCTGGAATGAGACGATCAAGAAATCACGTGCTACCAGGCTTTGCGCTCTCGCTATATTGATCCAGAATGAACCATACTTCAATGTTCCCTCAAGCAGCGTTGGCGTATAGTTATGCCCACCACCGGAAGCCGTTGCGCTGACAAAGGTCGTCGTGTCCTCGGTATTCATCTTGCCCTGAAACTCGCACGACGCCGCCTCGGCAATGACGGCGTAGGGGAAGTAGTTGCCATTCAGCTTTATCGCGGTACCCTGTACTTGCGGTGCCGGGAATACCACTCTGGCATTTGCCCTGAAGAGCGTAAAACCTGCTGTGATCGCGCTGAAATTAGCACCGGCCGTTATCCTGGTGATGACCGCATCAGGAGTGCTACCACCTGTCAGGCTATCCGTTCCACGCGTGATAAGCGCCTGAGGAGCCCATTGCAACGTACCGGTGAATTCCACGATAAACGGTGTCCCTGGCCCAGGCCCACCGGTCACCAGGACGTTACCAGCGCCAATACTGGAGAGGGCTTGCAACCTGGTTTGAACCGTGGCTGCATTATCATTCCAGTTGATCGTTGCTGTCGTCTGAGCCCCAAAGACCAGCGTAAACGTTCCGCCTGTTGGCGCGCCGGTGATGGCGATCTGCTGCACTTCATCCTGGGCTCTTTGCACAATCGTAGGTACCGATTTATCAAAGTACCGGCGAGCAGCATTCGCGATGGTGAATGTGATCAAATCCGCCGTCGTGGTAGGCTCAAACGTCACAGGTACGCTAGGCAG